TGGACTGGTTGCCAGCTTAACTGGGATGAAGACCGTATAGACAATATCTCCCAAAATGGGAACGATGGTCTGCACTACGATGACGTTTAACGTGAAGCGTTAAAAACATGACTAAAGCATTCTTTAAACGTGGCAAGCAAATAGCTAAATGGGCAGACAAACAAGGAGAAACTAATATGCCGTGCCAAGGTGACTGTAATCAAGGAAGGTCGTGCAACTGTGGGAGTAATAAAGCAGATAGAGCCGTAGTAATTGTAGTAACGTTACTACTTGTCGCTGTAGTTTCTATGGGATTTGGAGTTTATAAACTAATGCATGGAACTAAAGGACAAGATTGCGCTGTAGAGGTGCAGTTTGCAGGTGGTGTTAAGGCAACTTACCTTGGAACTTCAATTTAGTCGCTACTATATTGCAAAGTGATTAATAAAAGTCGCATATATTACTTTTTTGCGTTTAATTTGTGACAGACAAAAAAGTTTGTGTTGAATAAACGGTTTAAAATTACACGCAAGTCTACACTTTTAGTTTAGTTTTGAACTATTTGTGTAAACCATAGTTAACAATGTACATAAGGAGAAACACATGAAAATAGAATTAATAGGCGATATAAAAGATCACCCAGATGGTAGCGGTATTGCGGAGCTTGACATAGACGAAGAAGGTAAGATGTACTTGATGCAGCTAGGCTTTGAAGTTTTGCTTATGCGAGGAATTGAGGCAATGAAAGAAGAGTATGCTGATATACCGACCTTATAAACTGCCTACTGGTAAACCTAACTTTGATGGTCGCATGAAACGCTTTAAATCGTTTAGCAGTAAAAGTAGAGCATTAATTAATTACATTAAAAGAAGGCGAAAATGTACACGTTAGACTACATCTTGTGTTACAAAGAGGCTTTTATACTAGGTATTGTGGTGGGGTTAATTATATCTACATATTATTCTAAATATGTATATAATAAACAAAAACATAAGGATATATATGGCAGAAATAGATGATAGATTAGCCCAGTACGCTACTGATAAACAATGGCAGTATTATAGCAAGTCTTGTGAGCTTAATTCTAATCGTGCAGCAGCCAAGTTCTTTGGTGTAACTGCAACGGTAGTTGATGTTGCTGTTAGGGGATTAAAGGCTAAGGCAGCACTAGCCGGTTATGCACCTAACCACGACATGACTAGGGCAGCACCAGAGCCGTTTATAGTTCGTGGTGTGTCTACCTACTACAATGCTGAAGGCAAGGCTAGTGGGCAATGGGTTAAGAGCCGTATTGATGACAACAAGATGCAGGAGCTTATGCTTCAAGCTGTTGAGGCAATGAAGGAAGAAATACCTCGCATCTCAATGACAGAGCCACCAGCATTAGGCAATGACAATCTGCTTAACTGCTACGTGATTACCGATTACCACATGGGTATGCTTGCTTGGGATGAAGAGTGCGGTGAGAACTGGGATGTAAAGATAGCAGAAGAATTGATTATTAAATGGTTTGCTCAAGCAATACAGCAATCACCTAATGCTAATCAAGCCGTGTTTGCCCAGCTATCAGACTTCCTACACTTTGATGGTATGGATGCAGTAACACCAGCATCTAAACATCTGCTAGACGTAGACTCACGATTTTCAAAACTAGTTCGGTCAACTATACGTGTATTGCGTACAGTCATTGATATGCTTTTACAGAAACACCAAAAGCTACACATAATAATGGCTGATGCTAACCACGACCCAGTTAGTCAGATTTGGTTACGTGAATGGTTTAGCGTTATGTACGAAAATGAGCCAAGAGTAACAGTAGATACATCACCTAACCCATACAATGCGTTTGAGTTTGGTAAGACAGCTTTGTTTTTCCATCATGGTCATAAGCGTAGGGTTCACAATGTCAGCGAGGTATTTGCTGGACAGTTCCGTGAAATGTTTGGTCGCACCAAGTATGCCTATGCTCATACTGGTCATCTACATCATATTGACGTTAAAGAAAACAACCTAATGATAGTGGAGCAACACCGTACACTAGCACCTGCTGATGCCTATTCTGCTCGTGGTGGATGGTTAACTGGTCGTGATGCTAAAGTTATAACATACGACAAGCGTTATGGTGAAGTATCTAGACTTACAATTAATTCAGACATGCTTAAATAGAGCGACATACCTGCGACATTGGAATGATTACTTAGTTTTCTTTTTTTCTTTCTTGGGTACTTTTTTGTTTTCTATATCAAGTAGCCCAGATGATACTGGAACACCTACACCAACACCAGCAAGTATGTCTGCTTCATTGCGTCTAAATGGGTCAAAAGCTGCATTAGTAGAACGCAATTGATTTGGATTTCTAGCAATAGCCACATTATTACTTAAAAATGTGTCCGCATCTCCAGCATTAAATCTTTTAAATGCTTCTGCACTTGTAATATCATCTGTTATTGAAATTGGATTTTGTTTATTCATTAAAAGAGGAATTACATTTTGTCCTTCACCTTTTCCATAATTTAAAGAAACTTCTACATTAGGTGATGTATATATTCCTTTTGGAAAATTGCTCGGCATTGATGTTTGAGAACCAATTTTGTTTAAATCAAAAGCATCAAAAGATTTGTCTGTTCCATGATACACAGGATTATTAACATCAAATCCTAAAGCCTTTGCCCTATCCATAGCAGTATTAATTGCTGGCAATCCTAGACCGCCTTCTGCTACTGGCAATGCTGCATTACGCTGTGCTGTTAGTTGTTTTACTTCAAACTCTGTTAATGGAAACTTGCCACCTATTGCTTTTGCTTTTCCAACAGGAGTTAATGCCAATGCTCCCATTAAATATTCTGGTCTTATTCCACCAGTTTGAAAACTACCACCAGTAGTTATAGGTTGATTATAACTAGCAGCATTTAACCCACGCTGAATATCACCAAATAACATACCTCCAACAAAATTATTTGTTAATGGCTTTAATAAATCGGCATAAGTACCAGAAATAATACCTCTTGGTATGGCTTTAACTGTTTGTGGATTTTGTTGAACAATGCGCTCAAGCGCAGATTGTCTGCCCATTATTCTGTCAAATTCCTCTTGTGTAATTGCCATAACTTATCCTTTAAATAATGCTGCTTCGTCTTTGCGTCTATTGTCTAAGCCTTTTAAGACCTTGCCACCAGCTTTGTTATACTTGAGAAGACTTTGTATAGCCGTAATTTTATCCCCACGCAAAAGCGCCTGACGGAGTGTTGACCGCTGAAATGTACCAAGACCAAGATTAAAGCAGAAGCTAAGAATAGCATCGTATTCATTCTGTGAAAGTCGTATAGGTAAATAACGGGCAAGCCCTCGTTCAAATCGTGCGACATCCTTAGCCAATAACTTGTCAACTTCTTCCTCACTCCATCTACGGTTGTCTTCAGGCTTTAAAGGGTACGCTTTACGAGTAGCCATACCTTCTATGCTTGATGGTATTTTAGCCTGTTCTGGATATAAAACACTACCAACACCAATAGTCCAGAGTTTAGCCGGACATTGGTATGGTTTGTATCTAACACCTTCATGGTGCTTCAACATTTTAATTAATTCTTTACTTGCCTTCACGATGCTTTTCCCATTGACGTGAGCCAAAGTAGAAACCAATTATACTAGATACGATAGCCATTTCGTCATCAGAAAATACTAAACCCATAGCCGTTGTAAACTCAACACCAGTATAGATAGCCCAGCCAAGACCAACAAGGTCAACTAGCACTAGCAAGCCAACAAAGGTGAATGCAATGTATGGGCGAACTCTACCGTTAAGGTCTACAACAGATTGAGAAGCCTTGTCCATGATTTTCATATCGTGAGAATATAAAGCCTCACGTTCTTGAGTGTATGTTTGCATCTCTATGCCATCTAACTTGATAGCCTCAATCTTTTCTTGTGATGCAAAGCCAGCAGCAGCCATAGCAGCTTCACGTTCTGTCTGCAAACGAGCCATATTCATTTCATGCTTTTGGTCACCTTTCTGTTGAAAGAAACCTAATAAACTTGGTAAGGCAGATGATCCGATGCCTAATAGCCCTGATATGATTGATAACATAATTAATTTCCTAGTGGGTTAGATGTAGCACGTTTAAGTGCTTTAAGTTGTGATTCTATGCCTTCACGGGTGGCTTTCATTTCTTCACGCACACCTAGTAGAGATGCTGAAGTTTCACGCACGTTACCGTTAGTGATAGCTTTGGCTTCATTAGCTGTACCGATAGCGTTAGATACCTTCTCTTGCATAGATACAAGCTGATTAGATGTAGTCACCATAGAGTCTTTAACTACATTGACTGAGGCTTGTTGTGCAGACATTTGAACCTTTAATGCATTTACTTCTGCTCGTAGTTCTGCATCGTCATAAGGCTTGGCTGCCTCAATTGCTTCAGTCGCAGCTATAACACGATTGTAAGTCGTTATCCCTACGTAACCTGTTCCACCTATCGCTGGCAAGATTATTGAAAGCATCAGGAATATTCCCTTCGGTGATAAGTTGGAGTAAGACTCCTTGATTTCCTCTAAGCTCATACGGTAACTCCTGCTGGTATGCCAATGCATCGTTCAATTGAATCTCCTGAATCTGCATCGGTCGGTTTAAAATCTCTAGGCTCATCACTAACCCGAACCCCTGTACTAACGTCTTCCCTGCCGGCACTTGTACTGGCGAGGTATTCTGCGTACTCCCTGTTGAGGAGGTCGTTGGCGCACTCACGGCTGGTTGTGATTGTTGTGTACTTGTGCTTCCTGATGAGGCTGTTGGCGGTGGTGGTGCAGCTTCCGCAGGTGCTTCCTGTGGTGGCTCTGGAGGCGGTTCTGGTGCAGGTGCAATAGGCATTGCTTCCGGCATCGCAGTCGCACTTAAAGGGCTGGCAGGATTGACCGGACTGCTCATGTTGGTTGGATTGGTTGCGCTCTTTGTACATAAATTTGCTGATTCTGTCCACGGTGAAACGGTAGGCTGACTGTATGGTGTCGCACAGGTTGTTATTTGTTGCTCGGTTATTGTTCCTACAAATCCTTGTTGGCACGCTATTTGCCTTTCTTCAACTCTTGCTTGACACGTTGGAGGAGCTGGCTGACACGACCTTGAGATTTCAATCCAGCCGGAGTCAACAGGCTGGCTGTATGGGTCTGGGCAGTTTTGTTCCCTTTTGTACGTGACCGAGCCGATTTGGTTATCCCCACAGGTTTGCCTTTCTTCTGTAACTGCGCTGTAGGTGCAGGTTGGTTGCGGTGGTGGAGGTGGCGGTGGAGCAGGTTGACCACACTCAGGTATATTAGGGAAAATCTGACACGCAAGTTGCTGACAAGATTCCATAGTCGTACCTTGAGCCACACCAAGGCTTGAGTACACGGGCATATTATTTTCCCAAGCAGTTGCATAACAGTATGCACTAGCATCATTGCTTCCCATCAATAAAATTAACAGACCAACCGTTTTTATTAGCTTTAGCATATCTCATCAATGTTGTTCTAGGAACTTGAGTTTTGTTTGATGCTTCAAATGAACCATAATATTTAACTCCATCTTTTACATAAACAGTAGTGCATTTATATTGCGTTTTAACGCATTTAGGATTTGTCATTGATGCAATTTTTTGTTTTTGTTTTGCTTCAGCAGTATGCTTATATCCTAAAGTATAAGTATTTCCTAATAATGATTTACTTATTTTTCTTTTTGTTTCTTCTGAATGTTTATATTCTTTTGAAAATCCATAATTTGTTTTAACTGAATTAAGCATATATTCACAATCTAATGCTTTTAGCATGGCTGCTTCTAAATTAATTGCAGTTTGGTAATCATTAGCTTCATAAATAACAGAGTGTTCTAATGAGTCAATTCCATATTTATTACAACATCTTTGTAATTGATGGCAATGATGTTTATTATTTCTTAAGTCACTTTTGTGTTCTCGCCATCTATCTTCTATATTTTTTGAAACTCCAATATAGAATTTATTGTTGTATGTACATTTAATTACATATACTCCAATCAATTTTTATTCCTTATTTTCTGGCAAAGGTGTTATTAAAACAAAGTCTTTCCCATAAAGTTCTTCAAACCATTCTGGGTGAAGTTTATACCATGCTTGACGAGCAGCATCGCCTATTGCTCCACCTACTGGGCATGGAGAACCTGATTGCTCCATAGCTATCCAGTTTTCATGGTTAGCTGCACAGGCTAATGATACTGCTGCTACCTTGAGTCCACTATCACTTAGAAACTTAGCCCACCGTAACTTAACGCAGTTACTATCTGTTACCATCGTGCCACCAGCTACAGAAAATATCCCACCGTTGACAGCACCGCTAATACCAATACTGCAAACGTCTTGACTGAAAGCTGACATTGAAGGAGCGACAGCAGAGGACACAGGTTGACCCTTATAATTAATTGTCGTTTCATCGGCATAAACTATAGTTACAAAGAATAAAGTAATAAAAAGTAATATATGTTTCATTATCCATCCAATTCTGGTCGCTCATTAATCTGCATTGCCAAACCTGCTTCGTCTTCAAATATGCATACTTCAGATAGATCGTCTAAGAATATTACTAGCTCACCATCAAAGATAGCCACTTCTTCTATGGTCTTGCCGACCATGTGTTGAAAGTAGTCTTGCATACCAAATAGTTTATGCACGGTCATAATTAATCCCAATCAAGTCACCGGAGTCTATCAACTCATGCGTTAGCTCGTCTTCCGCTA